AGATGATCCAGGCAGCAGCGGCCAAGTTTACGGGGATTGACCTTCCGGTCAGAACCTCGTATGTGTTGGCACGAACGGTGCTTGAGATCACCACGGAATTGAAAGCATTCCAGGAACAGCGAACGAAACTGGCAGTGAAGTATTGCGAGCTTGACGAACAAGGGAATCCGAAAAACGAGCCTGTCGAAGGTATGCCAGGGTCGAACAAACTTGTCTTCAAGACGCCCAAGGATGAAGAGACATTCATCAAGGAAGTCTCTACGCTTGGTGAGGAACCGATTGAACTGAAGCTCCGCGAGCCGTTGAAGCTCGAGGCGTTCCAGAATCCGAACTCGGAAGACGAGACAGTTCTTCCATGGGATCTTCTGGCTGGCTTGATGCCGATCTTGGAAGAAATCGAGGAATAGATATGAAACGAATATGCCCGACCTGCGGAATGGTTCAAACCAATCTAAATTGCACGAAATGTAACGAGAAGACCGTTTCCAAAGGTCGGCGTATCGTTCGAAAGGGTAGCAGTGTTGGCCCGAAGGAGGGACGTAGCAATGGATAGGAAGGCACTGACAGTAACCGAGATTGCCGTGAAGGGGGAGAGCGGTCACGTTGTCCTTGATCGTGGCGAACTCAGAACACTGTTGAAAGAAGGGAACGTTGCAGCGATGTTCAAGTATGCGTTGCACGAACGTTCCTTGCCTGAATCGGTTGGAGAGCCGGAGAGGGTTTTCAATGTTGGAGCTCAAGGTGGAGTCCTTCTTGATACGCGCCCGAAAGCTGAGTCGGTGATCTCGTCTTCCTCTCCAGATCGTGATGGCGACATCATGCGACAAGGTGGTCTGAACATCACCGAGAACTATGCGAAGAACTCGACCGTGTTTGGTCTGCATTCGCATGACATCGCGGTTGGCTTCACCGAATTGATCAAGCAATACAAGGATTTCAGTTGGGCGCGGTGGCAGTGGACTGTCGAGAACGAATACACCGAAGGGGAGAAGTATTGGAAGATGTGGGAAGGCCACATCATGAATTGCACATCTGTTGGCTTCATGATCGACGATTGGGAGCCGATCGACAGTGACAACTTCTGGGGCGGATGGGACATCAAGGAATGGGAACTGCTTGAACACAGCCCTGTGTCCTTGCCATCGAACCGAGAGGCGATGCGTACGGACGGACTGAAAGCAATGTTCCGTGAGTACGCTGAGAAGATCCACGAAGGCCCATCCCCCGTATTGAAGCGAATGTTTGAAGAGTTCGAACACAAAGGGGCGCCCCTGACGGTGCCTGTGAACATCACGCTGAAGAACGAGGCGGATCTGCGTACTGCGATCCGGAATGGCGTTTCTGATGCAATAAAGGAAGGCGGAGCAGCAGCGGTGGAGATGACATGTACCACGAAGGCCGACAGTACGTGTGATAAAGCACATGAACTGAAGACCTTTGAGGACGTTCGATTGGCAGCGGCGGCGGGGGTTCTTCCTGTTGACAAAGCCTTTGAAATGATTGGAGAGCTAGTCGACGGATACAAGGCTGCTGTCGCAGGGAAAGATGCTGCGCTGGCAACGGCAGAAGGAAGAATCCAAGGTCTACAGAATGAGCTCACTGAGCTTAGTGCTGGGGTCGTGGACAAATTGGGATAACGAGGTGAGCAATATGGCGCGAGATTTTAGCCAAATGTCCCCAGAAGAACAGGACATGATCCTACAGGGAGCAAAGATTCTGTTAGCCGGGGAAACAAAGGACGCCGCCGAGCCGGAGATTCCTGCAGATGTGCAGGCGTTTTTGGATGAAAAGGGATTGACGATCGAGATGAAGCAACCGTCGATCCCTGGGGCAGTAGACACGGCAACAGCCGTTCGTGCTCCTGCAGAGACTGAGTTGAATGGCATTGGACCACAAATGGCGAAGACGCCTGCTGGTCCTGCGATCATTCACGAATCGACGAAGCGTAAGATTGGCGACTTCATGATTGTTAATGCAGTCGGCATCTTGTCGCAGGGTAAAGACTACGAGCACTTCCTTGACTCCGGACTGGAGATGGACGTCTTGAAGTCGCAGAAGTCCTTCGAGAGAGAGCCGAACCCCGAGATCAAGAAGGAAATCGAGGAACGAATGCAGCAATTGAAAGACCTGAACTTGGGGTCTGAAGTTGCAGGCGGGTTCTTCATTCCTGAAGAAGTCAACACCGCGATGATTCAGAATCTCCGTGGTCAAGAGATTTGGATGAATATGGGCGTCAACTATCTGCCCAATTCTCCGAAGTATCAGTCTTGGCCGAAGGAAGGCGACGACCCGAACATCACGTGGACTGGCGACACTCCGACGAGCGACATCGGAACCACTGACATGGAGTACAGCGAAATTACGTTGACCCTCCATCAGATGGCTTGTCTCGTCCAGATTCGATTGAACCTGCTCAAGTACGCTCGAATGAACGTAGAGACTATGGTCCGACGTCAGATTGTTGACTCAATGGCCGTCGAACAGACGAAGGTCGGATTGCGTGGAACTGGCGGAAAGCAGCCTCTAGGCTTGTTCAATCTTCCAGCGATGGTTCCGTACACGACCGATCTTTCATCTGCGATCCCGACATTCAACAACCTTCTCGACCTGCAGAGCGCAATTAGAGCTCGTGACGGTATCGTAGATGCCACTCGCAGTGCGTGGGTTATGTCCGAGACATACCTGAACCTCTTCAAGAAGTCCAAGACGGGAATCGCGCAGTACGACTACATCACCGATCTCACTGACATGCCACCGAACAGAATCCTTGGCTTGCCGGTGTATACATCGTCTCAGATCCGAACAGATTTGGGAACTGGTGCTGACTCGCGACTGATGCTCGTTGGCGACAAGAACCAGATCATGTTGGCAGACGGCGGACAAACCGAGATCACGATTCTCAAGGAACTCTTCGCACGCCAGTTCCAGATTGGTATTCTGGCATCCAGAGAAATCGACTTTGGCGTCCAGCAAGAGAAGCAACTACAGTTCCTCACGGGCATTAAGGCTTCGTAGGAAAAGGATAGGTGAGACAAAATGAGTGTGGACTTTACACGCGATTTCAACAGTAAGTTTTACATTGCGCCAATCTTGGCAACTGCCGTCCGGAACGGAGCTGCATCAGAATCCGCAACGACTGCGAAACTGGTGTGGGGATGCCGTGGTGGTGCCTTCTTGGTTGAAGTGGGGAACATTGAAGCAAGTGGGATCATCTACTTGACGTTCCAGAAGTCTCCAGACAACTCGACTTGGACGGACCTTGTTCCGGTTGGCTATTCGTCTGCTGACATTCAGATTACCGACGCTGCTGGTCTTGGAGAAGACAACATTATTGCTTTCTCAACAGATGAGTTGAACGAAGGTGGATATGTCAGGGTTCAGCACTACAACACCAACGGCGATACGCTGACTGGTTACGGTGTGAACTTCATCGGCTTCCGTGGTGTCGCTCAACCGCCTCTCAAGAATTGGCGCGAAGGCGAGATCTACGCAGTTGACGACGTTGTCCAGAACGACGGTTTCTACTTCAAGTGCATTGTTGCGTTTACTCGCGTATTGGCAGAGTCAGAAGTCACAAACGACTCGTTCCTGTCTGAGCCTGGAGTTGGCGCATCGACGGCGACGTACTGGGAGATCTACAAGGGCGCAGCTCTCTAGGAGGATGGCATGGGATGGCCTACTGCGAGTGAAATTGGGATTGCTACTCGGATCACGCTGACTGAGTCCGCGGGAGTTTACACAACCTCCTACGGCTTCAACGTGTCCGCTATGTTGACGGAAGTTATCGCAGATATTGCCGCCTATTGTCGTCGGCCTTTTGGCTTCGACCAACAGACGTTGACTCAAACATACGATGGGGGGCGTTACATGCTGATGGTGAGTAACCCCCCCATCATTTCTGTCACGTCGATCACTGACAACTACACAGACGAAGTGCTAGACCCGACTACCGATACTCCTGAGTATTGGGTTTACGACCGCTATGTGAGGATCCCACGGCCTACTCCTGGAAGGATACAGGTCAAGGATAGAACTCCTCAGTTGTACGACATGATCTACGTCGGTGGATACGACGACGACGGTACTCCGTTGCCGGCAGATGTCAAAGAAGTGTGTGCGGAGATGTGCGCTCGAACTCTACTGCGTGTCGACCAGCAGTACAGGGTGTACGACAACGTGGAACAGTTCGTCGATGGTGAGGCCGAAGCAGTCTTCGCCAACAAAGAGAAGTTCTTCGCAGATCAGTACGCGAAGTTAGCGCGAAACGGAAGGGTAATGACGGTGACTCGATAATGGTTGGCGGAAACGTGCAATTCTCATTCTTTCGGCAAACAGTGACGCTAAATGCAGCCAGGGAGCAAGTGCCTGGGTACGACGAAGACGACCCTGTCTACGAGGATGTATGGTGTAGGAAGACGCAGCGGGTTCGGCAGGACATGATCGAGGTTAAGTGGTCCGACTATGCGAATCCGTTGGTGGAAGAGTTTCTGCTGATGGTTCCATTCGGAATAGAAGTACAGGAGAGAGACTTGGCAAAGCAACTGGACACAGGACACGACTACTTGATCCTTGGAGTGGAAGACACTTCAGGTATGGAGCGGTCGTATCAATGCCCGATTGTTAGGGTAGCGAATGTAACGAAGGTGACAGCATAATGGCACTCCCAGGCCCGACACTCAGAGGGAACATAGGTGGTAGGTACAACGTAGGCGGCAGCGTCGTTCAGTTTGACGCTACGCCCTTTATCAATGTTGTGATGGCGAACCTGAGTGACCGTCTAGAGGCTTGCGGTGCAGTCTTTGTGGAGAGGGCGGTGGACAACTTTGCCTTCTCGTATCCTCCGCATTCCATGCCTTGGGACTTCCCTCATTACAATCCAGATGGCGAAACGATGCGTGACCACATCAACTACACCGTGTTCATGCGTGGACCTGATATGGTGATGCAGGCTGGAATCATCGATGACGATCTGCCCGGTAGATTGAACCTCTATCCGGGATATCTGGAGACAGGGACAAGCAAGATGGCTCCTCGTCCGTGGGTGACGATCACGACGGATGAAGTATGGGGCGACTGGGCAGCAATCTTAACAGGGATGGAGTCACTATGAATGCAGCATTCTTAGGTCCGTTCACAGTAGAACTGACAGCCGCGATGATTGATTCAGGCGTATCTAGGAATACGAACTTGTTAGCACTTGTCGGTGAGAGAATCTACACGACACGGCCACAAGATGCGTCGGCTGGATTTGTTGTACTGGACATCCCTTTCGGGGGGCGACCTCCGGCGTACGTGCATGGAGAGGATGGGGATGCAGTAGGGAATTGGTCGAGGTTTCAGATAACTGGATGGTCGCCAGTGAAGTACACGGCCACGCAGATAATGGACGCAGCAATTCAGGCAATTGACGGTCGAGACATTTGTGTCTCTGAATCCTGGGGGACGGTTAGGTTAATGCAGGTGTTGGCTCCTCAAAGCACGACTGACATGATTTCAGAGCAGTTGATGTACGGAGTCTTCGCGAGGTACGAAGTCCTATTTTGCTAGGATAAAGGGAGGACAAGATGGCTCTAAGCCAAGGCTATAATGCGATATTCGTTTGGGACACAGATCATGTAGTCCAGACGAATGCAGACATTACGATGGACGTCTCGCGTGCGACAATCGACGTCACGACACACGGCAGCGCGAGCTTGCCGTTTCGGTCATTCAAATTAGGGTTGGTGGATCCGCAAGACATCACTCTTCCGATCTTCTGGGATTACACACGAGCAGAGATGGGCGAGATGGTATCGGCGTTGTTCTGCGAGACAGAAACGAAATGCGAGTTTGAAGATGCGGCTGGCACTGCCAATCCGTTCTTCAACGGCAATTGTCTTGTGACCAAGATCTCTCCGACTGGACGAATGGAGAACGAGATGCAGATCGTCAACGTGACGTTCCGCGTAACTGGAGTCCCCACGGAAATCTTGGGTTACAACCCGTAGAGGTAGGTGAGACACGATGGCACTGGTACATGGATATCTGATGGGTCTGTTCCTGTCCGAGAAGGTATTGCTGGATGGTGAAGCAGCCGAGGAAGTACATCAGCTTGCTGGCACGGAAGGTGTGAGTGGCCAATTCAGTAACGTCTTGTCTCTTGACTGGTGGGATCTTACCGAAGGGGCAGGATCAATCGATTGGGGAGCGAACACAGGATACAACGATCTGTCTGGTGGATGCGCGATCACTGCAACAGCAGCGGTCGACACGTACATGGGGCAGGAAGTGACGTATTCTGTTGCGCTTGCTGAAGAGAAGAAGCTGTCTTTGTCGTTGTGGGCCAAGCTCACATCTGGCAAGGAAGCGACTCTTACTGTGACGTTCAAGAATGCAGCGGGTGCGACGATCGGCACACCAGATGTGCTGACGATAGTTTCGGATCATACGGGATACGGCGACGGGGAGTGGGGCTACTGGTCTTTGTACTTGACGGCTCCCGTCCTCACGAAGTCGTACGAGTTTGTCATCGCTCCCACGTCGGCGCAGACGATGTATATTGACGATGTGCGTGCTACATCGCTTCTTCAGGTGATAGGGGCGCACGATACCCTCTCAATCGCTCTGGAGGCAGAAGTAGAGGACATCAGTACGTTCAAGAGCCTTCAAGACAACAGCGGGTTCAGATCGTTTGGAACTAGCATCATCAATGCTGGCGAAATGTCGGTTTCGAACTTCTGGGGTGTGAAGCTGTGGTGGAACTTAACAAAGACCTACGCAGTTGGCGAGGTTGTCCAACATGATCAGCGTAGCTACACCTGTATTCTGGCAAGCACGAACAACGAACCGCCTAACGCAACCTACTGGACGATACTCGGAGCGGAAGAGATGTCGTATTCAATGTTGGAAGGGGAGAAGGTATTTGCGATCCTTTTCGTCAACGTTGCATACGGTGGTGGCGAATGCTGGCAACCAGCAGATTCAGCACAACGATGGGAATTCTGGGCGTACGTTCCCAAGTCGGGCATCGTTGCCCCTCTGTCAGGGAAATGTATGAACCCCTTCACACTTAAAATAGACGGCATTGTCGGCTTTGTCGACCGAGCCGCAGATTAGGAGGAACCATGGCTAAAAGGAAAGTAGCGAAAGTTGTAGACACCGCAGCGTCGATCAGAAAGGCTCAGGATGATTCTCGAGCCACGATCATCAAGACGACGGCAACTGCACACAAGAAGTCACTCAAGGGATAGCACGGGAGGCAGTATGAATATGAACGCACAGAATTTGGTACAGGCAATTGAGCAAGCAGATAGCGAAAGCCATTTCAGGGAATTCGAAGTCGGGGGGCAGATGCTTACGTTCCCCCGACTTTCTTCTTGGGATCAGGGACAGTTTGAGCGAGAGGTAAGGAAGGACAACCCAACATTCTCTATCGGCGGGACACGTAACAAGATCACCTTGGCGATGGCGAATATGCAGGTTAGCGCAAAACGTGAAATCGAAGAACTCCGCAAGAAGGCTGGAGATAAGCCGGTTGCTTCCACGCCGGAAGAGGCGAGAGAGATAGCGGTGGCCCTCCAAGAGGGCATCATGAAGAGATTCGAACCATTTGCCGACCGCATTTTTTCTGGATTCACGCGAGACAAGATGGCTTTAGCAATTGCGATGTCTCTAGTGGCCGAGTATGGCGCTGACATCACTTACACGAAAGAGATCGAAGGAGAGAAGGTTCCGGTTGCTTGCAAGATCGACTCAGAGTTCGTAGACAGGCTGTTCGCTGGAGAGAGCGGGAACTCATTTGAGACCGTGTTCTCTTACGTGACAGGGCTGGCTGAGAAGCCGAAGCAAACCGAAGCACAACTTGCTGCAGGGATGAGCGTTGATGACGTCGCCAAGGAGACAGTTGGTGACGAAAAAAACTCAGAGAGGGAGCAGGACTCCGAATAGATTTTGAACTGGCAATCCCATTGCTAATGGCCGTGTACCACAAGAAGTCTGCGAGAGAGGTCTTAGAGTGGGATGATATCCAGTTCGCGTACTTTCTGAGGCAAGCGCAGGCAATGGGTAGGTGGCTGTGGAACTTCTTCCCACCAGAGGTTGGAGGGAAAGATGA